TATTAGATTAGAAAGAGAGAAATGGAAAGCAGATCTTAATCCAGAACAGTATCAGTTACGTATTTCTCAGAAACCAACTAATATTGCTGAAGCATTTGCTTACAGAAAAGAGTCTGTATTCCCTCAAGGTATTCTATCTAAACAAATGAAGAAGATAGAAGAAAAAGAATATGCCTATGAGCACATAGAACTTGAAAGAGTTCAAGATGGTATTATGGCTAAAAGATCTAATAAACTACCTATTTCAGAGTTTCCTGTAAATAAAAAAGCCCAAGATAAAACAGGTTGTTTGGTTGTTTGGGAAAGGCCTATAGCTAATCCAGAGTTTGGTGCTTACTATGCTTCTATTGACCCCGTATCAGAAGGTAAAACAACTACATCAGATTCTTTGTGTAGTATTTTTGTTTATAAAAACTCAGTTGAGATTACTAGGGAAACTGCAAATGGGTTAGAACATTTTATAGAACCAGCTAAAATTGTAGCTGCATGGTGCGGTAGATATGATGATATTAATAAAACACATGAGCAATTAGAATTAATTATAGAATGGTATAATGCTTGGACTCTTGTTGAGAATAACATCTCTCTTTTTATACAGCATATGATTGCTAAAAAGAAACAAAAATATCTTGTACCCAAACAACAAATTTTATTCTTAAAAGACTTAGGTAGTAATAGAACAGTGTATCAAGAATATGGTTGGAAAAACACAGGTACTCTTTTTAAAAGTCATTTGATTTCATATGCAATTGAATTTTTAAGAGAAGAGATTGATGTAGAAACTGATCAGGATGGTAATGTATTATCAACTACATTGGGTATAGAAAGAATACCTGATCCAATGTTATTAAAAGAAATGTTAGCTTACTATCCTGGTCTTAACGTGGATAGATTGGTTGCTTTCTCTGCTTTGGTGGCTTTTGCTAAAATACAAGAGTCTAACCGTGGATATTTGAAAAGAAAGGAGTCTGAAACGGATATTTCCTTGGATAATTCAAAAAATTTGTATAAATTAAAGTATAGTCCGTTTAAAAATTTAGGACGGGGTAAAACTAGTATTGGTGGTAAAAAAATTAAAAGGTCTGCCTACAAAAATTTTAGATAAGTATGAAGGTATTTAATGCAATGCAATTGAAGAATGGTGCTAAAGCTGAAAGCGGGTATCCTACTACTTCTAGTCTAACACAACCAATACAATTTTTGTCTTCAAAGAAAAAGGATGAAAACTGGGCAGCTTGGAATTTAGATTGGCTTGAATTGCAAGGTATGCAGTTCTTAAGACAAAATGCAAGAAAGCTTCTTAAGAATTATAAATTAGCAAAAGGTATTATTGATAAAACAGACTACATTGTTGAAGAGGACAATGATTACTCTGACCTTGTTAATGTTCTTACAAAGGAAGATGAATCGGCTTTAGAATTAAAGTTTTATCCAATTATTCCAAATGTAGTAAATGTTCTTTGTGGTGAATTTTCTAAAAGATTTAGTAAAGTTCAATTTAGAGCAGTTGATGATTTGTCTTACAATGAAATGCTTGAACAAAAAAGAGCACTAGTTGAAGAAAATTTATTGGCAGATGCAGAAAAAAAATTAATAGCAAAAATGCTAGAGATGGGTGCAGATATAAATGCACCCGAAGTAAAGGAACAATTAGCTCCTCAAAACCTTAAAACGCTTCCTGAGATAGAAGACTTTTTTAGTAAAGACTACAGAAGCTTAGTAGAAGAATGGGCATCTCATCAATTAAATGTTGATGAAGAACGTTTTAAAATGCAAGAATTAGAAGAGCGTGCTTTTAGAGACATGCTTATTACAGATAGAGAATTCTGGCACTTTAGGATGATGGAAGATGATTATGAAGTAGAACTTTGGAATCCTGTTCTTACATTCTATCAAAAATCACCAGATACAAGATATATATCTCAATCTAATTACGCAGGTAAGATGGATCTTATGACCGTAGCTGACGTAATTGACAAGTATGGATATCTAATGAATCAAAAACAATTAGAGTCTTTACAGGAAATCTATCCTGCTAAATCAGGTAGATATCAAGTATCTGGTTATCAAAATGACGGTGCATATTATGATCCTACAAAATCACATGAATGGAACACTAATGCACCAAGCTTAGGTTATAGACAATTTGTAAGCAATTGGAATAATGCTCCTGAATATGGGGGTGACATTATCAGTTCTATTCTTAATGAGGGTGATGATTTACCAAATTGGGGGGAAGGGTCCTTAATGAGAGTTACCACAGTCTACTGGAAAACTCAACGTAAAGTTGGACACCTTACTAAAATTACAGAAGAAGGGGAGATAATTCAGGAGATTATTGATGAAACCTTTAAGGTTACAGAAAAACCAATTTATGATACAACATTATACAAAAACAAAACTAAAGAAAATCTAGTTCAAGGAGAACATATAGATTGGATTTGGATTAATGAAGTATGGGGTGGTATTAAAGTTGGACCAAACTTACCAGCATTTTGGAAATCAGATGCAAGTAATAATATTAATCCTATTTACTTAGGTATTAATAGAAAGAAACCAGGTAAGATTCCATTCCAATTTAAAGGTGATACAAGCTTATATGGTTGTAAACTACCAGTTGAAGGACGTGTATTTTCTGACCGCAACACTAGATCAACATCTTTAGTTGATCTTATGAAAGCGTATCAAGTTGGATACAATATGGTTAATAATCAAATTGCAGATATTCTAGTGGATGAACTAGGAACTGTAATTATGTTTGATCAAAATGCATTACCAAGACACTCTATGGGAGAAGATTGGGGTAAAGGTAATTATGCCAAAGCATATGTAGCAATGAAGGATTTTCAGATGCTTCCTCTTGATACATCTATTACTAATACGGAGAATGCAACAAACTTTAATCATTATCAGACTCTAAATATGGAGCAGACTAATAGATTAATGTCACGTATTCAATTGGCTAATTATTTTAAACAACAAGCGTTTGATGCAATTGGTGTAAATCCACAGCGTTTGGGTGCACCTATGGGTAATGAAACAGCTACTGGGGTTACTCAAGCACTAAATCAATCTTATGCACAAACGGAGATTTACTTTACTCAACATGCAGATCATTTAATGCCTAGAGTTCATCAAATGCGTACAGATCTAGCACAATATTATTATAGCACAAGTCCAAGCGTAAGACTTTCTTACATGACAACAGAAGCAGAAAAAGTAAATTTTGTAATAAATGGGACTGATCTCTTATTAAGAGACTTTAATGTATTTGCTACAACTAAAACAAATCATAGAGGTATACTAGATCAATTGAAACAATTAGCTATCACCAATAATACTTCTGGTGCAAGTATTTATGATTTAGGTAATATTATTAAAGCAGATTCTATTGCTGAGGTTTCTGATATCTTAAAGGATGCAGAAGGTAAACAAATGCAAATGAGAGAGCAAGAAATGCAGCAGCAAAGAGAAATGCAAGAACAACAACTTCAAGCAAAAGCTCAAGAAGAGCAACTTAAACGTGATTATGAAAGCATGGAAGCAGAGAAAGAACGTCAAAAAGATCTTGAAGTAGCACAAATTAGAGCAGCTGGTTATGGTTCTATGGCTGATATAAATCAAAATCAAATTTCAGACTATCAGGATGAAATGGAAAATATCAGAAAAGATAGAAAAGATAGAGAACAGATGAATATGCAAAAAGAACAAGCACGTATTCAAAACTCTAATATGCAAGCTAAATTACAAATAGATAGAGAAAAATTAGCAACTCAAAGAGAAGTTGCTGATAAGAAACTTCAGGTAGCTAGAGAAAACAAAAACAAGTATGATGTTTCTTCATCTGAAAGAAAGAAAAAATCTTAAAATAAACTTTCTTAATATATTTAAAAATAGAAAAAACATAGATAGCTATATACTGCACAAAATCAAATAACAGCTTTGCATTTTGTAAGTTTATTTCTAAAAATGTTTGTATATTGTATATGTAAGAATTAGTAATTACAAAAACCAACAATATTATGGCAACAGAAACTAAAACAGTTGAGAGTAAAGTTACTCAAGAAAATATTGATTTAGATTCTCTTTTTGATGGAGCAGCTGGTGCAGATAGCGTAACAGTTCCAGAAGAAAGTCAACCTAAATCAATTTTTACAAAACCAAGTGAAGAAGCTGATTTTTCTTTTGCGGACCCAGAAGCGGAAGTAGAAGAAAATACAGAAACAAAAGAAGTTGAAACAGAAGCAAATGCTGAAGAGACAACAGAAACCAAATCAGAAGTTAAAGAAAGTGCAGACGAAGTATTTGCAGCACTTGATGAAGCGGAAGATGAGGATGAACAAGAGGAAAAGAAAGAAACAAGAGGAAGAAAAAAGATTTCTGGAATAAGTGATGTGTTTAGCAAACTTATAAAAGATGACAAGATTGTTCCTTTTGATGATGATAAGCCGTTAGAAGAATATTCGGCTAAAGACTGGGAAGAATTAATTGAAGCTAACTTGGAAGAAAGGGCAAGTCAAGTTAGAAGAGAAACTCCCAAACAGTTCTTTGAAAGTTTGCCACAAGAACTCCAGATTGCTGCAAGATATGTTGCGGATGGAGGTAGAGACCTAAAAGGTTTGTTTTCAACATTAGCTCAGTCTGAAGAGAAAAAGAGCTTAGATGTTAAAAATGAAAGCGATCAAGAGGTTATTATTAGAGACTACCTTCAAGCTACAGGATATGGAACAGCAGAGGAGATTGCAGAGGAGATTGAAATTTGGAAAGATTTAGGAAAGCTTGAACAACAAGCTTCTAAGTTTAAA